CATCGGGCAGACGATTCGTCCCATAGAAACACGCCTCGAAGAACACAAAACAGGAAGAAACAAGAAGTGCCGAGCGATTTATAACGCCATTCAATATCACGGATGGCAGAACTTCGAAAAAGACTATTACGAATGTCCGGATGAGGACCTGAACAAACACGAGGAGCTTATGATAGAAGTTCTTGGGACGCTCGCACCCGAGGGGTATAATCTCAAGGAAGGTGGTGGTAGCTATGGTAAGTTGAGCGATGAAACAAAACAAAAGATCAGCGAATCAAAAATAGGCGAGAAGAATCCTAACTATGGAAAAACGCCGAGCGATGAAACTAGACAAAAGCTGAGTGAATCCAAGCGAGGTGAGAAGCATCCTATGTGGGGTGATCATCATAGTGAGGAATCCAAACAAAAGATCAGCAAAGCACAACAAGGAAAAACGCCGAGCGAAGAAACGAGACAAAAGCTGAGCGAATCGAAGACAGGCGAAAAGAATCACAGGTTCGGGAAAACGCCGAGCGATGAAACTATACAAAAGATGAGCGATTCGAAGATGGGTGATAAAAATTCTCGTTCAAAAAGAGTGTATCAATACGACCGAGACGGAAAATATATTCAGTCATTCGGGTCGTGTGGAGAAGCTGCGGGGCATCTAAATAAAAAAGACGGATCGAAAATCAGCGAGTGTGCTCGTGGTGAACGTAAAACCGCTTATGGTTTCGAGTGGTCGTATGATGAAAATGTTATGTAATCTTAGATCATCCCATTGTAATTCTCTCTAAGATATTTCCAGAAAAGACGTGAGTGCCCGTGTGGCTCAACGGTGTAGTAATATCGGCCCAAACGTCACCGCCCATTTCTTGCCACCTGCGGCAGAACGCGTAGTCCTCGGACAGGAACCTCTTGGTATTCTTGTCGATGCTGCATGCAAAAATGGCGATGTAATCGGTGACGTTTTGGCCCTGAATGTCATTGACGGCGAATAGCTCCTCTTTGTAGTGTTCGTACATCCTCTCGATCATCTCACGCTTCATCATAAGGAAGCCCGTGGCAACATCCAGAACCTTGACAAACCCATTGATGTGGGGGTCGTTTGAGATCAGGTTGATGTTGAAATCAAGACCCATCTGACGAACGTCCTCGGGGACTCCCTTTGCAACTTTTTCCTTTACGAGTTCCCAGTTAACGCTCTTCTTAGGGTATACAGCGCTGGTGCAATCCTTGTTAAACTCCAGCAGACGGAGGACGGATTCGGGGTTGAAACCGATGTCTGCGTCGATGAACATCATGTGAGTAAACTGGGGTTGCTGAAGGAACCTTTTCACGAGAATGTTTCTGGCACGCTCGATCAGGGACTCGTTACCAACAAAGTCCATGTAAATTTGGACCCCGCGCTGAGCACACAGCGCCTGTAGGGCGATCAGACTCGCAGCGAAGGAGTTGGTCATCATGCATGCGTAACATGGGATGCCGAGGAAAATGCTTGCCTTCTTTTGTGGCGCAGGGGCTGTTTTGGTAAACGAAACGGGCTTTGGGGAAACAACTTTATTGGTTGGCCGAGGGGCGACAACTTCGGCCGGGAGCTCGATGATATCGGTGAACGCCATTGTGTTGCTCGTGCTTATATCTATTAGGTTATTTTTTATTACACGAATACACGAGTTATAACAATATTTGTATAAAGTAAAGATAATGCCACCAAAATGCGTATATCCTGCACCCGCGAAGGACTTGATAGAGTGGAAGGGGTTGCTGTATTACCCCCCTAAAAAAATAACGAACCACGTGTGGATCGGTTCCGAGGCTACTGCCGCGGACAAAGATTTCCTTCGCAAAAATAACATAAAGTTCGTGGTGAACTGCTCGGCGGACATTCCCAGGTCCTCTGACATCCCTATGCTCAGGGTTCCCGTGTACGACGATGCGTCCGATGCCGGCAAGATGGTCAAGTACTTTGGAATTTCTAGCGTGGCGATTAGAGACGTTACTCGCTACAACGGGAACGTCCTAGTGCATTGCCGGGCGGGACAGAATAGAAGCTCGACGGTTGTGGCGGCATATTTGATGACAATCAAGAAGATTGGATACATAGAAGCCATGAAGCTGATACGTGCGAGGAAATGTGAAACGTTTAGACCCATGCACTTCACCTCATCTTTAAAAGAGTATGAGCAAAAACTGATAGAAAATGGGATTATAAAACCTAAAAAAAAAGTCAATACCCAGAAGAATGTCAATAAGAAGAACGCTAATGTCAAATCAAAGGGGAAGCTAAAAAAAGATTAATAATATATAAACACGTTTTATAGATGTACGAATATAAAGTAAAAGTGAACGATGTTGTAGATGGGGACACGATTGACGTGGAGATCGACCTAGGTTTTGATATCTTCACGAACAAGAGAATCAGACTCGCTGGTATAGATTGTCCTGAATCTAGAACTACGGATTTGAACGAGAAAAGACTCGGGACGGAGGCGAAGGAATACCTCAAACACTTGGTGGGAAATGCGAGTAATGTTGTAGTGAAGACATCGGTAACAGATACGTATGAGAAGTATGGGAGAGTTCTCGGTAAAGTGTACGTCGACTCATCTGTAATTTCAGTTAACGACTTATTGGTATCCCATGGGTATGCATGGCCATACGACGGCGGGGCCAAGGTAAAGGATTTCAATGCTTTGTTGGCCAAGAGATCCGCATGATACTATGTAAATAACATTTGTCGATACGAAGGTCCTTGTATCGACAAACGCACATTTCATACATGTATATAGTATTTACCATGACATAATACTAGGGGCAATCACCAGCCTATAATTTTTGGTGCTAAGAGTGATGCGATTTTGAGCCCTAGGCCGGACAGCGCTGCAATCGCAAGTTTATCTGAGAAAGAATCAGATACCATTCTCGCGGCTATATTCATTATAAGAAAGATAATGCTGAATTTTATGAGGTTTGCCACGGTAGGGACCATGCCCCCGACGAGGAAGATGACCGCGGAATATGTCATTATCAAAAAAAGCGTCTCTGTCATCGCCTGACGCCCGCATCCTATAGGATTGAGTCTGCACCAGCTGGTAGTGTTGTTCAGGAAGTTGTTCTGGAGAGGTTGAGGGATAGGGAGAGAATACTTTTTTTCGAGTTCGTCCAAAGCCTTGTTCATTTGATATAATGTAACATTATTTTTATTACGTTGTGATTATTAGTTTAAATTAAATAGTATGTATAGAGTAGTTGATTATTATGTACTCGACGAGGGTTGATAATAAAGTATACGATGAGGAGTATATTCGGTTCGCCAAGCCAGAAGAAGTTGGGATGACTAAGAAATGTTTTCAGTATACCTCTAAACCCGTGGAAATGAGCTTTGATTTCCTGTACACGCCCCCATCGGGCACCGTCAACATCCCTCAAAAAATTGAAAAGGTAGAGGAGGGTATCATCCCCATCGGCGACAGGGGTACTGGTACAGCCAGCGAGGGGACATTTGTTCAGCTCCTTTCGAGAGGCCCCCAAGATGTGTATTTGACCTACAACCCAGAGATGAGTTTGTTCAAGCGCATATACAAAAGGTATACGAACTTCGCCGTCGAGCAGATGGAAGAGAAATTCTCGACGACTGTGCGTTTCGGTACCAAGAACACGATCACCGTGACCAAGCGCGGCGACCTCATCGGTTCTATGGTTTTGAGGGTTGTTCTCCCCAATCTGGGAATTGTAGGAGGGACGTGGAAAGATACAATGGGATACAATCTTCTCGCAGCAACCGTATTGCGGATTGGGGATACACGAGTTCAACCGCTCGAAGGACTATGGTTAGATATCGACGACAAGCTTTTTTGCCCGGACGCCAAATACGCAGGGATAAGCAAGTTGGTAAAAAGAGGCGAGACATTGGTTACTAATCAAGCACACGAAATGTTGATCCCTTTGAAGTTCTTTTGCTGCAAAAACACAACTTCGAAGCAGCAGTTCATCCCTGCATATAGCTTGGGAACCAATATAAACGTGTATGTTGACTTTACGTTCAAAACTCTCAGTTCTCTCGTGAACCTCCCTGCTAACACACAGCTCCCGGATAACGTTTCGCTGACTGCCGGACTGATCGTGGAATATACGTTTTTGGACGATGCGGAAAAGTTCAGGTTCGCCCAAACCCCCCTGAGTATAACGTTTGACAGAGTATACAGCATAGACAAGAATACTTACCTCACGACTACCAACGGACAAACCACGAATCAAACAAAGATAGATATCGACCTTAGGGAATTAAACAAGCCCGTAAAATACTTCGCAATCGTGGCGTATCCAGAGAACGACATAACAGGGTTCACGTATTATGATATATTTGAGAAGGGTACATTTTACCTAAATTCCAACCAACAGTTTTCACCCAGATCAAGCGAGTATTTTTCCATAGTTCAAAAATATCAGCACTTCAGGCGGTGCGACCCAAGCGATAACATTCTTACATTCAGTTTTGCTTTAGATGCAACGTCCTTTCAGCCCAATGGCAGTCTAAATTTCGCGCCTTACACCAAATCGAAACTTTCCTTCGACATTTTTCCTCAAGAAATCCCGAAAAAAATCAAAGTATTTGCAGTTACTCTGGACTTTTTGGTTTTTGAGAATGGAATGGCTCGCCTCCTTTTTATATAATTATTTACTTTCTGCGATTCTTGCGACATGAAAGCTTGTCAACAATCGTAGCCTGACTTTCTCGGGACTCCATAATTTTTCGCCACACTTTAGCCGCATCATCGCTGCCATACATTTCACGCAGCACTGTCATGATGTTGTCTTCTTTGAGTCCGGGCATTTTCGTTGATTGTTTGAGCATAAGTTTCACGTCTCCAGCCGCCGCGACTTCATAATTATTCTTCGTCATGAATGTGTGAATGATTTCGCCGAGCTCGTCTTTTTTTTGACGAACAGCTTTGATGCTCTTTGATGCTTCTGCGATTTGATTCGTGATGTCTACATATTCTTTCACACACTCCCT